CTCAAGAGTATTTAGCTGAGTTTATTTCTGAAGGTGCTCAAATGTTTAGAAGCCATTGGTTTAACTATTACAAACTTGGTGTTGGTACATTGTGGTCTGATGGAGACAAATTTGACATTAATAAAGATTTAGTAAAGTTTGCAACTGTTGACCTCGCTGCTTCTACTAAAGAATCAGCTGACTATACAGTTATATCAGTATTTGGCCATCATATAGAATCTGACAGATTATTTATGTTAGATATGCTTAGACAAAGATTAGAAGCTCCAGATATTGTACCCAATATAAAAAGAATGATTGGAATACATAATTTAGAGTGGGTAGGTATTGAAAAGACAGGTTATCAGTTAGCCATAGTACAATTCGCTAGAAGAGAAGGTTTAAGAATCAAGGAATTAAGGGCCGATAAGGATAAGCGGTCACGAGCACTACCTTTGTCTGCTAAGATGGAAAGAGGACTGGTGTACTTTCCTAAAGACCAAGAATGGGTCGGAGAGGTTGAGAGAGAACTCTTAACTTTTCCAGTTGGTGCTCACGATGATATCGTAGACACCTTAGCGTATGCTTGTCTTGAAAGTGCAACTAAGAGAAAATGGGAAGCTTATTAAATGGCTGAAAAAAGTTTTTATAGAAGAGCTGTAGATTATTTACAAGCTCCATCACAAAGATTTGAAGTAAAAAGAGGACCACTAGACAAATACGAACAATCGCAAGGTTCAGTCTGGGGTTACAACACAACATCGGGATACTTTCCCGATAAACTTATTGAAGAAATGGGTGACGGTATTGGCAACTCCGCAGTCGTCGCCTGTATAAATGTTTTAGCTACATCATTTGCTGAAGCACCTTTAAAAGTTTATCAAAAAACAGAAAATGGTAGACAAGAAGTAGTAAACCATCCTATGGAAATACTTATGTCTAGGCCTAATGAATTTATATCTGGTGCAGTATTGTCACATTACTTAGTTACTTCATTATCAGCTCATGGTGATGCATTCTTACTAAAAGTTAAAAATAATAAAGGAGAAGTTGTTCAACTTGTGCCTTTGATGCCTAGTTATGTAAAAGTTAGAGGTAATCAAAGAGAATTAATTACACATTATGAATATCACGCAGTTCAACAAAGTAATAAATTAAATCCAGATTTTGTAGAATTACCTCGTGAGAATGTCGTTCACATCCGTCAAGGTATGGACCCAGACGACCATCGAAGAGGTTTTTCACCACTACGCTCAGTAATGAGAGAGTTAGCTGGTGACGAGGCAGCAGGTCAATTTGCTGTCGCATTGTTGCACAACATGGCTGTACCCGGAGTTATCTTGAGTCCAAAAGATGACTCTATGGGTGGGCCTTCAAGAGAAGAAGCAGAAGCAATTGCACAATCTTTTAAATCTAAATTTTCTGGTACTAATAGAGGTGCTCCTATGATTATGACTGGGGCAATGGATGTAGATGTACTTTCATTTACACCAGAACAATTAAATCTTAAAAATTTAAGAAGACTCCCAGAAGAAAGAGTTTCTGCTGTTCTTGGTGTTCCAGCTATTCTTGCTGGACTAGGAGCAGGTTTGGACGCCGCTACTTATAACAATACAAAAGAACTTAGAGAATTTTTTACAGAACAAAAAATGATTCCTATGTGGTCAGCAGTTGCTGCTGAACTTACACATCAGTTATTACACACAGACTTTGAAGATAATGATTTTAATTATTCAGTTAATTATGACTTAGATATGGTTAGAGCTTTGTCTACAGACAGACAAGATTTAGTCAAATCAATGAATTCAGCAGTTCAAGGTGGGTTTGTAACAATTGGTGAAGCAAGAAGTAGTTTAGGATTAGAAAATAACGATTCACACAGTGTATATCTAAGACCTTTGAATATGGTTGCTGTAGCTGAAGGTGAAACAGGAATTATTGTTCCGGAAGCTAAAGAAGATGAAAAAGCTTCTCTTAACACCACAAGATTTCAACCAGAAGTTAGAAGAAGTAGAATCAAGAAAAAACCTAAAAAGAAAAAAACTGTAATTATTGATACTTCAATGGAATTTAAATCTTCAGAAGTACTTTATGGTATTGATGAATCAGAAGAAAAAGCACCTATTTCTGCAAAAGTTAAAAAAGTTTTACAGAAAAAAGTAAAAGACCATAATGCTAAGAATCCTAAATACAGAGCTACTTATGGAATGTTAGCAAAAGTATTTAGAAGAGGTGTTGGTGCTTATCGTGGTAACCCTTCTTCAGTAAGAGGTAATGTTTCATCAGCAACTCAATGGGGCGTAGCCAGAGTCAATGCTTTCCTTAAAGGATTAAAAGGTAAATTTCCAAGAACAGCTTTTGACCAAGACTTACTTCCTAGCGGTCATCCATTAAGTTCTAAAAAATCAGCTAAAGCTATGTCAGTTGCAGTTGGTGATGCAGTATCTTGGTCAATAAATAAAGACCCAGACCCTCCATCAGTTGTTCACGGAATAGTCAAATCTGTAAATGGTACAGATAAAGAAGCAACTATGACTGTTTGGGCAATTATGGAAAATGGTACACACAAAAAAACAGATAGAGATGTGACTATGCCGTTTTCTAAATTAAGAAAAATTAAAGACTGGAGAGAATCAAAAGCTCCTAAAGATATTACTAACTTTCCAAGAAGTGGTGATAATCAAAAAATAAGTTTATCTAATTCACAACATAAACAATTTCCAGACCACGCATATGTCAAAAATTTAAAAGAAAACTATCCAAAAATATGGAGAAGAGCTGGTACAGGAGGAAATCCTCCAACTTCTTTTACTGGAAATGATGCTTATAGGAATTGGACTAAGTATAAAGCAGGAGACAGAAGTGCTTCTGTATTATCTTGGGTCAAAAGAAGAGAGAGATTCATGAACCGTCATAAGAAAAACAATAGGCTAAATGGTACTATTGCGGTCATGAAATGGGGTGGAGTAACTTCCTCTGGAGTTTCTGCTATGAAAAAAATTGTTAATGAGCAAAAGAAGAAAGAAGATGCTAGAAAAAAAGCTGTAGAAGCACTTCTTGCTCCTAAGGGCGATTTGACAAGCTAAAATATAATATTAGATATACAAAAGAGGTATAAAACGCAATGAGTGAAGAACAAAAAATAAATAAATCTATAAATTTTAAAACTGTAGATGATGAGAAGGGTACAGTAGAAGCTGTATTTTCAGTGTACAACACACTAGACACAGATGGGGATGTAATAGTTCCCGGAGCTATAAAATCTGGATTCAAGGACAATCAAGTACCGATGGTCTTTGCCCATAAGTGGGACCAGCCAATTGGTAAAGGCGTCATAAAAACAGATGACGATAAAGCAATATTTGAAGGAAGTTTCTTTATGGGAACTGAGGCTGGTAAGGAGGCTTATAACTTAGCCAAAGAAATGGGAGACTTACAAGAATGGTCATTTGGTTTTAGAATCAATGATTATGAAGTTGCACCATTTAAAAAAGATGGAACAGATGAAGAGTACGATGTCAGATATTTGAAAGACTTAGAGGTCTTTGAAGTATCTCCAGTGCTTGTTGGAGCTAACAGAGAAACTTACACTCTTGCGATTAAGACTGGCGAAGATACAGTATATGAGAAAGCTGAAGAAAAAGCAGCTAATGATGAAGACATTTTTGATAACGAAGATGATGCAAAGAAAAGAGCAGAACAATTAGGCTGCTCTGGCACTCATACTCACGAAGTAGATGGTAAAGAAGTTTATATGCCATGTAGTACTCATTCTCAATATGAAGATGTAATTAAAGAAGATATGAAAGATTTAGACCCAGATGAAGAAGAAAAAGAAACTTCTGAAGAAGGGGAAGAAAAAGTTTCGGAAGACGAGTCGCTGCCTACAGGGAAGCGTTTTTCTGAAGAGGTCAAAGATGTGCTTGCAGCGTTGGAGAGCCTCATTGTGAGAGCAAAAGCTATTGAAGTTTTACGCTCAAAAGATGGAAGGACATTATCGGAGAGGGCTAGTTCTGCTTTAAGAGCAGTACAAGAAGACCTTAATGATGCTTGGACTGAAATAGATGATATTTTAGTAGAAGCTACTGTTCAAGCAGATTCAGAAGATACTGAAGAAGAAGCCAAAGACCCTGTTGAGGAAACTCAAGGTAATACCGTCGAGGCTACAGACGAAGTAACTGAAGAAGCTGCAATTGAAGAGGATGCTGAAATTGAAGAATCAGAAGTAGAAGTTGAAGAAGAAGTTGAGGTTGAAGAAGTAGTAGAAGTAAGTGAAGAGGTAGCTGAAGTAGAAGTTCCAGAAGCCAGTGTCGAAGATGCTGATGATGAAATTGAAGCTTTAGCAGAACAAATATCAAGAGAGGATTTTTTTAATGACCCCTACAAACTTATTGAAC